TATTCGTTTGAACAGAACGTCACGGTTACGGAAACGGGCTTGGTCAGGCATTCAAGCATCCCGTGGACGCATTGTTCACCCGATGGTCTTGTTGGCGATGATGGGCTTGTCGAAATCAAGTGCCGCCAACCCGCAGGGCATCTTGAAACGCTAACGTCGGGTGAAATCCCATCGCAGTATGTGACGCAAATCAACTGGCAGCTTGCTTGTATGCCAGAGCGGAAGTGGGTCGATTACGTTTGTTACAACCCAGACTTTCCCGAAGACCTCAAACTTTTCATTAAAAGGCACTATCGCAATGACGAACAAATTTTGGAATTGGAGCAATCTGTTTGCGAATTTCTCGCAGAAGTCGAAGCCGACCTCGCAGCCATCGACGGCATTAGGGGAAGGGTTAAGGTTGGCTAAACTGTCAGCCGATAAACAAGGCCCAGAATGGCAAGCGGCTGCATATCAGGCTTATGTGGAACACGCCAAGCGCCACAGGTTCTTTACCACCGAAGATGTGCGGAAGGCGGCGAAAAACGTCCCTGCGGCATCAAACAACAGCGCATGGGGCCACATCGCAAAGAAGGCCAGCAAGAACGGCATCATGGTGGAATTTGAAACCATGCGGTCGAAAAGCGCCTCCACGCACGGGCGGCATATCATCATCTGGCAATCGACGTTGCTGTCATGATGTTACCGCGCAAGATACCAAAAGAGGCAAAGCGTCAAAGCCGATGGAAGTCGCCAGCGCATTGCAATTTTGTCAGGGGCCACGCCTGTTCCGTATGCGGCAGCATGGCAGGAATTGAAGTTGCCCATATCCGCTATGGGAGCGGCACTGGCATGGGGCAGAAGCCGCACGACTGGTTTACTGTCAGCCTGTGTAAGCAATGCCACACGAACCAGCACAGCGTCGGTGAGCGCACGTTCTGGGCAACGTATAACATCAACCCGTTCGCACTGGCCGAAGCGTTTGCAAAGGCCAGCCCGAAAGCGGCAGAAATATCTGCCAAGAAGCGGGAATTGGGGTTATGACGCAGACAGTTATTTTGCGGGGTCAGCCACAGCGTGATTTGGCAAAGCAATTGATTGATAAAGCCCCCGTCGATGCGGTTGTCAAAATCAGCGAAGCCAAGCGCAGCGATGACCAGAACGCAAAAATGTGGGCTATGCTTTCAGACATCAGCCGTGCAAAGCCAGATGGTCGGCTGCACATCCCCGAAGTTTGGAAGTGCATCTTTATGGCCGCGCTTGGTCATGAAACATTATTCGAAAATGGTCTTGATAACAGGCCATTCCCGATAGGGTTCAGGACATCAAAGCTGACCAAGGCCCAGATGTCCGACCTGATTGAGTTTATCTATGCCTATGGCGCAAACAACAACGTGAAATGGAGCGAAAAATATGAGTGAACCACACAGCGAACAGCTACGCCTTTTGATTGAGCGTATTGAGCGTTTGAACGAAGAAAAGAAGGGCATTGGTGATGACATCCGCGACGTTTACAGCGAAGCCAAAGCGCATGGTTATGACACCAAAATCATTCGTGCAGTCATACGCCTTCGTGCAATGGAGGATAATGACCGCCAAGAATACCAAGCCGTCCTCGACACATATATGACCGCCCTTGGTCTTTGAAAGGAAACACCATGTCATCATTGAATAAAGTTAGCTTGCTGGGTTCACTTGGCGCAGACCCAGAAATAAAATCGTTCCAGAATGGTGGGCGGGTCTGCAATTTGCGGCTGGCAACATCCGAACGCTGGAAAGACAAAAGCACTGGCGAACAAAAAGAAACGACCGAATGGCACAGCGTGTCCATCTTTAGCGATGGCTTAGTCGGTGTTGCAGAGCGTTTTCTGACCAAGGGCAGCAAGGTCTATATCGAAGGCCAACTGAAGACCCGCAAATGGCAGGACGCCAGCGGCAACGACAAATACAGCACGGAGATTGTGTTGAACGGCCCGAAGGCGGCGCTGATTTTGCTGGGCAGCAAAGGTGAGCCACGGCAACTGGATGCGTCTGTTGACCCATCAAAGGGTGAACATAACACTTGGGATAATGACCTCGACGATGACGTTCCTTTCTAAGGGCTGCACCATGACAAAAATCACAATCAAAGAAGTCGTTGACCAATGCAGGATTTACACTTGCGACAAAAAGGTGGCGGAGGTGCTTAATTGCCCCGTCACCTTGGTCGAAGCCTGTAGGCCCATGATTTACAGCCGTGGGCATAAGCGCGATGATTTAGGGCTGAACGAAGATACTGGAAAGCATTGCCAAGTGACGTTGCGTTACAAAACGGATGCTGAAGCCATCAAAATTGCAAGCCAAAGCCTTCTTATCAAGCAACTGGAAACGGGGCATCATTGGCTATCGAACGACAGATTTTTCGATGTAGTTTCAAAGCTAAATCCCGAATTGGGTTTGCTATAATGTAATAAATGAAAAAAGTGCTTTACATATATATCAAGCGACTTTATAGCGGTGGACAGGGGCAGATGCCCCGCCATCTATAGGAGTTTTGATTATGACCATTCGTGAAATTATCCAATCGCAGCCATTAAGCGAAATCATCAGCGGCATTGCAATGGTAATTGTCCTGCCCATCGCGTTCATCGCATTGATGGTGGTGCTGCCATGAAAAAAACTCTTACAGTTGAAGAACGCCGTCAGTTTTACAAGGGGGTTACTGAAGCCCTGTGGGAACGCATAAAAACAGAAGGTTTAGATGATGACGCAGATGCTCCACATCCCGACGATTACGATGGTGGACGGTTTGATTTTTACACAACACGGGGGATTTCAAAATGACGCAGCCAAACACGACTTCTGAATTGACCATACGCACTGCCGCCCCAATGGGCCTGAAGCATCGTATCAGCCCTCAATCAGCATGGCCTTTGCGCGGTGCAGACGGAAAGACGTTTGCAGAGCGCCGCAAGGAACAGGAACAAAGCAAATGACCGACCCAGCATCCGAATGGCAGTCAGGTTATGACGCTGGCATCGAAGCCGCAGCCAAGGCGTTAGAGGATGACGCCAAGACAAGCGGAAACCTTTTATGGAGTGACGGTCAGTGGCATACCTATCAAATCATAACGTCAGCGAGGGCTGCGGAGATTGTCCGCGCAATAAAGGAACAAAGCAAATGACCGCCGACAACTGGCTTTTTATATTGGTCATGGGGGTGGTTATTCTTACCGCCTATCTTACCGCGACAGCGCCGAAGATAACAGAGCAAGAACGCAAAGAAATGGAAGAAGAATGGTGGGGGTAAAGGAAACGGGCCACCCATAACGAGCGGCCCGTATCTTATTTCTTGCGCCGCTTCTTTTTTGCATCCGCTGCGGTCGAAAGAGCAATGGCAACAGCCTGTTTCTGGCTCATGCTTGGGTGCTTCTTCAACTCATAGCTAATGTTGCGGCTGATGGTCTTTTGGCTGTAGCCTTTTTTCAGTGGCATATCAGCCGCCGATGATTTGCAACAGGCCAGCAGCGGTGGCGGCAATAAACACCAGCGCAGCAGCAACCGTGGCCTTCCAGCCAATCTTATCTTCAGCAACATCTTCCATAGGCAGAAGCTTGCCAGTGGCTTTCTTTATGATGGCTTTTTCGGCTTCTTTCTTCAAAGCCTTGCCAGCTTCTTTTTGCAGCTTGCTTTTCAAATCCATGTTCATTCTCCTATAGCCAAGAAGCGTATTTCTTGGTTTTCAGTTTGCGGTCATCAAGGCCGTGGGTTCCGCCATTGATGCGCTTTGTGAGGGCGAGGATTGCAGCATCATTGATGCCTTGGTCGCAGATGCTCCACAACTTGTTTGCGTCAAAGAACCACAGGGCGCTTTCAAACCCAAGTTCGTTTGCAACAAGGTCTGGATTGTCCAACACCTCCTGTTCGCGCCCGATATACTTACCGAATGCGCGATAGTTGTTTTTGCCCGTCAATTGGAGGGGGCCGCGCCCACGGTATTTCCAGCCGTCGCCTGACGCTTCGTCACCATTGCCCATACGATTGGCATAGACGCGATTGGCAATCTTTTGCGGCTGGCGTTCATAAGCACGGGCCATAGCATCTGTGGGAAAATACTTCCCAAAGATGCCGCGCAAACCCTTTGCGCCATAGTTCAGGTTTTCACTGAACGCCTTAAAGTTGCCGCTTTCATGCGCTGTTTGGGCGAAGAAGTGCGCGGCACGGTTTTTGT